ATTCTGTCTATATTCTCTCTTATTAGATTAATTATATTACCTATTTCCTGTCCATATTTCTCTTGTACTTCTTCTTTAGTCCCAGTATTAAGTTCATTGATTCTACTAATTAATTTAATACTATCCGAACTACTAGTAGCTAAGTAATCTTCTAAATTAGTTTTATGATTATACATCTCAGGCATTTTCTCACTGTAAGTAATACTTCTAATTGTGTAATCTATCATTTTCCAATCTTCTGCGTCAGATACGAACTTTTGTAATTCTTTAAGCCTCTTTACTATATTATAATTATTCTCAAATGCTCCTATAGCGTCACTTAAAGAATACCTTCTTCCTTCTACTATTTCTATTAAGTCATCTATGTCATTTTTATGTTGTGGATGATATTTAAAATATTCTTTATAAACTAATTTAATTCTTTTGTAGTCTATATTAGCTTTCATACCATACATAAATAATACTGCTTGTAAATTATCTGGTATATCAGGAGTAATTTCTAATTTCCTATACACTAGTATTTGTAACATAGTAATCAACTCGAATAGAGTAGCATTGTAGTCAGCTGTGTCTAAATAAAGTCTAAGATTAGAAAAATGTTTTTTATGTTCTATTACGTATCTTATAAAATGAGAAGCTTGATAGCTATAAGTAATTAAATCTACTTTATTATTTAATCCTATATATTTACTTTCTGTATAAGTAAAGTCCATAGCTTTAATCTCATCTTCTAAGTTATTACCTTCATAACCCCATTTAGGATCATTATCAGCTACACTTTTAAATGGTATTAAGTTTTCTTCTCTCTGTATATAAGGATAAGGATCATCTGCGTTTAAAGGTGCTTTAACGTAGAATAATTCGTACTTATCTTTAGGACTAGCACTATGGTCTACTCCATCACCTTTATTTTTTAATCTTTTATATAAGAAATACTTAAATACACTTATCTCGTCAAACATTTTAGAAATGTCATTAAATACATCCTTACTACCTTTTTTCATAGTTAACGAATTTAATCTACTTGCTATTTTTTCTAAGTAACTAGTAGAGAAATTAAACTTAGGTAAAGAATATGATTCAAATAAATCGTATATATATTTCTCATCTATAGTCTGACTATCTAATTGATCTCTAGGGATATACGCATTTGTATTAGCTATAGCAGACATAATTAAATGAACACATACTAAAGGCTCGTAAAACTCATATTGCTGAGCATCTCCTTCGTGGTAGTAGTTCATCATATAATTATTTCTGACTTCTCTATAATGATCCATAAATCTTCTTAAAGGATTATTATAAGTGTCTGCGTATATTATATCTAGATTATCCGCTAATCTAGCATTTACTATAGAGATGTCTTTGTCTAAATATTTTAAATAATCATATCCTCTCTCAGTATACTCTACTTTTAATTTAGCTAATTCTCCACTACTAGCTAAAGCCTTTCTCTCTAGTTTATTAAACTCATGTACCGGTTTATTTATATCTACTCCGTATATTATTGTATCCTTAGGAAGATAAACAAAAAATTCAGAATTAGGTACTAATGTCCCGTCTTTACCTATCATAGGAGGTAAACCTAAGAGCATTCTATAATAAGAATTGTATTCTATATAATTAGATAATACTTGATTCCTTTTATAGTTAAGTAACTGATTTATTTTCTCTTCTGATAAATTATTATATATAGCGTCTTTGCTAAAAATCATTTGATTTAACATGTAAGGATCATTAGTAAATCTAGCTAAATCATCTACCGTAAAATCATAAGAAGCTATAGTATCTGTACCATTGAATGCATCTCTAAATTCTACGAAATTATCTCTAGCACTATAACCATAATTCTCCTTTATATATTTATCTAAAGAGTCTGCTAATACTGCTCTTTTTATTACGACATTTTCTACCACATCTTTTAATTCTAACATTTTCTTCCTCCTTTCTATTAAAAAATATTTGTCTTTTATATTGTTTAAAAATATACGGGTTTCGTTCTGGTTAAGCCGATGGGAACGAATTTCCTTATAAAAAAACTAAATAAAAGAGAGGATGATTTTAATGAATTTTCATATTGATTTAAATGTAATTATATTAATTTTACCAGTATATATTTACTTATTTATATCACTGACAAAAAAAGAAAAGAAAAACGAATTAACAGAGGAACTCGTTAAGCTTTTAGTAGAGAAACATACAACAGAAGCTCAGAAGCCTATAGAGAAGAATGTAAAAGAAGTAGAGGAGAATGTTAAAGTATTGGATAAGAAAATAGACACTGTTGAGAGTAATCTAAAAATTGATATATCTAAATTAGATTTAACTATAGGAGCTAAAATAGAACAATCTATAGCAGAATCTATTCAATTAAGATCTTATTTAAATACAGTAGAAAAAGCTGAAATGGATAGACAATTAATAGAAGACAATGCTCGTAGAATGTTAGACTTCCCAGCTTTAGAAAATAGAATAAAAGATGTTGTAAATTCTATATTAGTAAGATACTTCGATACTAATTACATATTTAACGACGCTTACGTTAAAATGGACGGTACACGTACTTTACCTCCTATAACAGAAGAAACTAAGACAAATGATCTTAAGAATATACATCAAGAATTCTTAAAGATAATAAATAAGAAATTAATTTATCGTGACTTAGGATTAATATATGATATGACGCAAGATGAAACAGAAATGTTCTTAGTAGAAAAATATATAATACCAGCTTATGCTGATAAATTATATGATTTAGTAGAAAACTGGCAAGCACATCAAGAAAGAAGTCAACTAGACCGTGCTGATGAATTAAATAAGAAAAGAAAAAGAGCTGAGGAAAATGCTGCTAGAGAAGCTTATAAGAAATCAGAAGTAGGAATGCTAGAATCAGCTATAGATGAATTAATAAATCAATGAGACGAATAGAAAGGAGCATTTGCTAAATGATAATAAAAGCTTTAAATGAAGATAAGATGATTAAAGGAAAATCTTGTCTAGAAGTAGTAAATCATCATTTAGAAGGTCCTGGTAGTTTATTCGATCCTAATATATTTGGGACAGGAGAAGACAAAAAGTATAAATTTGGATATATAAAATTAAATGGTCATTTTATAAGACCATCGGTATATCTTGTTGCTAGACGTCTTTTCCGTGAACTACCTTCGATTGTAGATGGATCTTCTAAATTTACTATAGATAAATCTGGTGACCTTATTTTAGACAATGTTAACGGAAATACCGGATTAAAGTGGTTTTACGATAATTTCGATAAAATCAAAATTAAGAAATTACAAGATACTGAAGGAAATAAACTACAAACGCAGTTAATGAAAAAATCTTTCTATAATTTAAAAAGAGATGAGTTTTTTATAGATAAAGTAATGGTAATGCCTTTACATTATCGGGATATAAATACAGAAAAGAATTCTGTTAAAATAGACGAATTAAATCAGTATTATATGGATTTAATAAAAGCTGCTAATTTTAAGAAAAGACAAAATCCTTTATTAGACTCCACGTTCGGAGATATTAAAATACAAGGATTGATAATTAATATATTTGAATATATAGCTAATGGGACATTTGGTAAAACAGGATTACAAAGAAAAGGTGTTATGGGAAAAGTTATAGATAATTCTATACGTATAGTAATAGTAGCCCCAGAAGTAAGACCAAAAGATACTATAGGAAAAACACGTTATTCTTTAGACAATGTATCAGTACCTCTACATCACTTTATAAATAGTCACCCAGTACAGGCTATATCAGCTACTAGGTCTGTATTACAATCTTTTTTAAATTATGGATTCTTCCCGTCTTACGATCAAGATGAATTTGATAACTTTTTCTCCGATGATTACTTAAAGGAAATAATAAAGAATTTTGATCATTCTCAAAATGAAAGAATATCTTTATTAAAGGATGAATTTGGTAATACTGTTAAAATGTATTTTGAATTTAAACCAGAAGACGGAGGATCAGTTAAGAAAGAAGAAAGAGAGTTAACTTGGACAGATGTATTTGTTATGGCTTGCTCCTTATTCTCTCACGATTGTAGAGCACTGATCACACGTTATCCTATAACAGGATCTAAATCTATTATGCCTACTAAATTAAATATAAAAGTCTTCAATGACGATGAAGGAGATGTAAAAATCTTCCTTAAAAAAGGAGATAGACAACCACTATACGAATTCAAGGATTACCCTGACATATCTAAGTATTTAAAAAACAGATCTCACTTAGATAGA